AAACAATCCTGCGGGAAAGTTAACTAGCTCCGCGCAAAATCTCCATCCTTCACTAAAATATCTACCCGCTGAAACATTTAACAATGGAAAATCAGTAATGCTATCCAAATCATACCATGTGCGATAAAACCTAGTTCCCGAAGAAGTATCAACAGAAGGGAAACTAACTAGGCTATTACATCCAAGCCATGTGTCACTGAAATTAGTTACCGAGGAAGTTTGAACTAAACCAAAGCTCAACATATCGTCGCAGTTTCTCCATGTTGAATGTAGACTTGTTGCGTTACTCAAGTCCAACGCAGGGAAACTTGTAAGTCCGCTGTCTCTCCATGCGTCTGTAAAGTTCACATTACTTGCGCTCGTGCCGAGCTTTGCGCCACTTGGAAATGACGTTAGGGCCGAGCAGTTTTGCCATGCGGACGTGAAGTCATTTCCGTTTCTTATGTCAAGCGGGGGGAAGCTATTAAGTGACGAGCATGAAAACCATGTAAATCTTAGAGATGTTGCACTTGAAACGTTTATAGAATTAAACTCAACAATGTCTGACCTCCCGTAAAAATAAAGTGCTATTGACGATGATGTCGTGCCGTCTGAGGAACCTCGGTCAATTAAGAGCTTCCGCGCCGATTCAATGTCAGCACCGGTTGCGCTTTCTGGTAAAAGTAGCATTCCGTATGAATCTCCGGTCTGGCGAAATATTGCGGTTCCTACATTTCCAAGGTTCCCCAAAAGATTCAGCTCAGTGACCGCAGTATTGTTCACGCGATAGGCAAAGGTTCCGAGTGATGTCCCTACGACCTGCCAGCCAGCTTGGGTAACTTGTGGAATGTCTAGGTGGTCAGTGTTGTCTGCGAAGGTGACGGTGTATCCATTACCCACAGGCGCGTCATTGCTTGTGGATTGTGTTAAATAGCGGTTGGTGTCCCCATTGTCGGAGCCAACGATACGTCCGTTCCACGAGGAGCTTCCTGATGTTATCGGAACAGCAGGGGCTTTCTGTGCGTCAAAGAAGTAATAACCAAAGCCGTCCACTAAGCTAAACACGTTGTTCCTATTATTAATATAATTACGAACGTCGTCAGCTTGGGCATCGGTGATGGTCGCAGGG